ACAGAGATGAAAGCAATACCATATTGTACAAGACCAGGAGCTTTAATTAACTTAGTTTTTAACGACTAATTTTAGGTTTTGCAATAAGGCGATTTCTGTCGCCCCTTTAGGATTTTGCTACTTTTAAGGATTTTTTATAAATCCTGTTAAAAAGTAGTAATAAAATCTAGTTTTCTTTTAAAGGTGTAAAAGCACCTTTAAAAGAGTTTTTTATTAAAAACGATAAATATATCGAACAATAAAAGATTTTAATTTTTAAACGGGTTTTAAACACCTTAAAAAGGATTTTATAAAGTGATTACAAACGAAGATTTATTAAAAGAGATAAGCGAAGATGAATTACTTCAACTTTCAGATTTAAATGCAACTGGAATTTTAAATCAAGATGTAGTTGATGATGCATTAAACGATTCAATCTCTTTTTGTGAATCTTTTATTATTTTACCAGCTAACCCTACGCCACTTTTAAAAAAGATTATTGTTGATTTTACAATTTATGAATTAAGAAGAAAAAATGGTTTAGTTAGTGAAACAGACAAAGAGTTAAAAAAAGAGAATGAAGCATATTTACTAAAAATGAGTACAGGAAGACTTCTTACAAATATAGAAGAAAAAGAAAAGGCAAAAGAGACTCCTAAAAACTTTGCTTTTATACATCACAATAAAAAAAGAGTTTGTTTTCAAGGTTTTAGATAATGGCAAAATTGAGTAATGCAGATAGAAATAGAATATTAGCAAGAAGTTTATTTGTAGATGCAAATAAAAGCTATATAGAAATTGCTGAAACTTTAGAAGTAAGCGATAAAACTGTACAAAATTATCAAAGTAAAGATAAATCTGAAGGTTTCGATTGGCTAACTTTAAGAGCTTCAAAACATATCAAAGAGACTCAAGAGACAAAAGAAAATATGTACTCTATGTTTATAACTTACATGTATCAAACTCTAAAAGAGATTAGAGAAAATGAAAAAATGAGTGTTGAAAATAAAGCCCAAATGATAGTGAGCCTAGGAGATAGTTTCTCAAAAATGGGAAAAATTGCAAGACAAGAAGACCCTGAAGCTTACAAGTTAGGAATTATAAAAGTAACTATTGAAAAAATATTAACTTCTTTAAAAAAAGAGCTTAGTGTTGAATGTATGGAAAAAGTTATAGAAACTGTTTATGAAATTCAAGAGGAATTAGCGAATGTCTCTATTTGAAAAATCTGAGTTATTAAGTTTTTTAGATGATACTTATTCAACAGCTCGTGATAATGGTATTTCAAAATTAGGAGCTTTAAAACTCACAAGAAAAGAGTATAAAACTTGGGTTAGTGATTTTGCAAGTGAACTAAAAGAACAAATTAAAGTTACAACCTTACTTGATCCTACAAAAGCAAAAGAAAGAATTGAAACACAAAAGAGTGATTTTCACTATTTTAGAAGAACTTACTTTCCACACTACTACAGTTTAGAAGGTAAATCAAAACTTCAAGATGAACTTGAAAATATTTATTACAAAATCATAGATGATTTAAAACCTATGGGATTAAAGTTTGCAATAGCAGCTCCAAGAGGATTTGGGAAGAGTACTGATGTATCTATTGCTTTTCCTATTTGGTGTATTGTAAACAATTACAAACATTTTATAACTTTGTTTTCTGATGCTATTGAGTTAGCTGAAACTTTAGTTGAAGCAATCAAGTGTGAACTAGAAGAAAATGATAGATTAAAACAAGATTTTCCAAATGCAACTGGAGTTGGTAAAGTTTGGAAGATTGGAGAGATTGTAACAAACAATAATATCAAGATTAAAGCCTATGGTAGTGGGAAAAGAGTAAGGGGAGTTAAACATGGAACATATAGACCAGACCTTGCAATTATTGATGATTTAGAAAATGATACAAATGTAAGAAGTAGAACTCAAAGAGACAAATTAGAAGATTGGCTTGATGAAGCTATTGATAACTTAGGAAGTGTTGATGGTTCTATGGATATTTTATACATAGGAACAATTTTACATAGAGATAGTGTATTAGCTAGAAAACTAAAACTAGCATTTTGGCATCCTATAAAATTTCGTGCTTTAGTTCAATATCCAAAAAATATAGATCTATGGGACGAGTACTCTAAAATCTTTAAATATGATGGAGTAGTAGAAGCTCATAACTACTATTTAGAAAATAAAGAGCAGATGGATTCAGGAGCTGTTTTACTTTGGGATGCTGTAAGTTTAGAGTATCTTATGCAAAAAAGAGCAGCTAATAACAAAGCTTTTCAAAAAGAGCAACAAAATAATCCAAATAGTGAAAACCAAAAGTTTGACACATCAAAATTTCCAAAAATCTCAAAAACTCAAATGCCCAAACTAGATAGAGTTTATGGCTTTGTCGATGTAAAAGGAGATAGTGCGACTGGCGATTACTTTGCAGTCGTAGTTGGTGGAGTAAATGACCAGCTTCAAAAACTATTTATTTTCTACTCAATGCACGGAAGAATAAGAGGAAGAGCTGCTGTTTTAAAAATGCTTGAGATAGTAAAAGATATAAAGATAGATCTGCTGGGTGGCGATAAAAACGGTGGTTTTCATTTTTATAGAGATTTTTTTAAGTCAGAAGCTTGGCATCAAGGGGTAAAAATACCATTTTTAAAGTTTACCCACCACACTACGAACAAAGAAGATAAAATTGGGCTTTTGGAATTTCCAATTACCGCTGAAGATATTATCTTTGTAGGTGATCACCCTGAACTGTTTCAAGAAATGGAAGACTTTCCAGAATCAGAACACGATGACTTACACGATGCACTATATGGTGTATATGATTTAAGCAGAATTAAAAGAATTAAAAAAGATAGTCGAAATGGTGGGAAAAGAACCAATACGAGAGGTACTAACACTAGACATAAAAGACCAAATAGGAGAGAAAGATAGATGTTTAAAAAAATAAAAAAACTATTTGTAAATAATAAACAACAAACAGTAAAAGTAAGAGATATTACAAGATACAAAGATATTTTAAAACCTCTTTTTGATTTACCTGTACACAACAGTTGGCTAGATGATGAAACTATAGATAAAATTATGAGAGATAGTACAGTAATAGCAGCAATAGGAAATAGAAAAGCAAATACTTTAAAAAAAGAGATATTAATAGAGTGTGAAAATAAAGATATAAAAGAGTTTTTAGAAGATGCTTTTAGTTTTAATATAATAGATTCAATATTAGACATACCTTACTATGGATTTGGAGTCTATGAAATAAACTGGAGTTTAGAAAATGGGCTATTTATTCCAACTTTACATGAAAGAAACTATAAAAATTTTATATTAGATAATGGAAAGATAAAATTTAATGGTTTGGGATTTGCTGAAGATATACCATTTCAAAAAGCTATTGCTGCAACATATAAAGCAAAACCAAACAAACCTTATGGACAACCTTTAATTCAAACTCTTTTTTGGTTAGTTAAGTTTAAAAATGCTTCATTACAATTTTGGATGGAACTTCTTGAAAGATTTGGAACTCCTTGGGTAATTGGAAAAACAGAAGGTGATAAAAATGCTCTAGCTGAAGAGATATATAATATGCTAGGTGGTGATGGAGCTGTAATAGATAGTGAAGATGATATAAAAATAGAGACTGCAAAAGATGGTGGAAACTTCAAAGAGCTAGTTGAATATATAGATAATCAAATAAGAGAGGTGATCTTAGGAGGAAATTTAACTGCAAATGTACAAGGTGGTTCTTTAGCAGCTGCAAATGTACACAATGAAGTAAGAGAAGATTTAGCTCAAGCTGATGAAAATATTGTAAACCAAATAATAAGAGAGCTTATTTGGATTTTTCAAAAACTAAACAAAACAACAATAGTTATAAAAGGTAAACTAAAAGATAAAGATGATCCAAACAAAGAACTAGCTTCTAGAGATAAAATAATATATGATATGGGATATAAGCCTACACAGGAGTATATAGAAACAACTTATAATATCAAAGTTGTTGAAATAGAACAAAAGAATAATAGCTTAATAGCTAATAGTAACATTTCAAAAGCAAATCCAATTATTTTAAATAATCTACCACAAGATGAACTAGATAGAAATTTAAACAATATAGATTTTTCTAACTTTGCACTTACATTTCAAAAGCAAATTTTAGAAATTATAAATAAAAGTGAAAGTTATGTTGAGATGCTGGACCATCTTTTTAAAGCATACCCTACTTTTGATACAAAAGAGTTAGAAGATAGTTTATATCAATATTTAGCAAATGCTTCACTCTTAGGAGTTGCTTCAATAGAGGATGAAAATCCAAATGGTTAAACTAGATTTTCAAAAAACCCCACAAAGTATAGTTGATAGTCTAAAAGATAAACAACTAACTTTAACTTATAATCATGATGAACTTTTAAAAGAAGCACATAATAGAGCCTTTACAGTTGCAAAAGTTACTAGAATGGATCTATTAAATGATATTCATAGTTCATTGGTGGATGCTATAAAAAGTGGTAAGAACTTTGAAGCTTGGAAAAAAGAGATTATGCCAACTTTGGAGAAAAAAGGCTGGTGGGGAACAAAGGAAATAACAGACCCTAAAACAGGTGAAATAAAAAAAATAACAATAGGTTCAAGAAGATTAAAAACTATATACGATACTAACATGAGAGTAGCTTATCAACAGTATAGATATGAACAAATGATGAAGCTACCATTATCAATTTATTGGATATATAGATGCTCTTTTTTAGAAAATTCAAGAGAAAGCCACAAAGCTATGCATGGAACTGTATTACATAGAGACCATGAGTTTTGGATAGAAAACTATCCACCAAATGATTGGAATTGTAAATGTTCAGTTACAGCTCATAGTAAAAGGGATTTAGAAAAAAGAGGATTAACTCCTAATACTGAAAAAATGGAAGGTATAGCTTCAAAGAATTGGGCTTACAATGTAGGTAAAAACACAAACCTTACAGGATTAAAAAAGATAAATTTAGATGATTCTTTAAATAATCTACCAAATATTTTAAATGCAAAAAATAAGGCTTTAGAAAATATGAGTGAAGCTGAACTAAAAAATAGTTTTTATAAAACTCTAGGAGCAAAAGAAAACTCTTATTTTATAGACAAAACAAATGACCCAATATTTGTAAATGATGATTTCTTTAAGAACAAAGAGATTGTTAAACTATTTAAAAAAAGTAGAAACCTTTTTATAGCTGAACTTGCAAATACTTTAAAAGACCCTGATGAGATATATCTTGAGTTTGAGAAATTAAGAGATATAAGCGATAAATATATAGATAAAGATAGTAGAGTTGTAAAAAAGTATATGAAATATTATAAAACTGAAGCTGGAGCAAAAAAAGCTTTGATGGTTTTAGTTGAATATTTAAAAGATAAAACTGTAGGGTTAAGTGCTTATTACATAGATAGTTCTGGAACTGTTGAAAATAAAAGAGTAGAAAAATTGATTTATCAAAAGGATTAAAGTAAGTTTAGAGTTAAGTTTTCGCAGGGCAGAGCTTACATTGCCATATTATCTTAACTCATCCTTTTAATACCAAATTGTACCATAGGAGTATAAAAAATGCAAGTAACACTAAAAATTGAAAACATAGAAGCTGTAAAGAAAAAACTAGAAGATATTGAAAATAATATCACAAATACAGCTCCTCTTATGAGTGAAATATCAAACTATCTTTATAATATTTCTATTGATAGTTTTGAAGATGAAAAATCTCCAAATGGACATAAGTGGACTCCTCTAGCTAACTCAACTTTAGCAAACAAAAAAAGATATGGAAAATCAAGTAATATTTTATGGTATGACGGAGGTATGCAAGGAAATCTTATAGAAGAATCTGATAGTGATAGTGCAAGAGTTGGAATAACAACAGTAAATGAAGATAACTACTTTTATCCAATGGTTCATCAATTTGGAACTAATAATGCTGGAAGAAATAAGAATATTAAAATATCACAACGGGAATTTATGCCTATTACAATTAATGGTGAAATTTATAGTGATGTAAAGGATAGAATAGAAGAAATAACAGTTGAATTTATAGAAAGTAGTTTATGAAATCCCGTCTTGTGCGGTTAAAATAGAGTTGGCTCTCGTAGAGGTTTTGTGATAAGAAGTATTTGGGCTTCACTAAGTCCATATTGCTTTGCAAGTTTTTTAGGTAGTCTTTTTTCACCTAATCTTTTTTTATACTCTTCACAAATCTCATCATTTCTAAAAGTAGTTTTATAAGATGGGATATATAGGCTTGAACCACCATGTTCTTTTATAACATCAGTTATATTAACATCAGGATTTTTAATAAAGTTAAATAAATCTTCAAATAAATCATAATTTGTAACTGCTGCCATGTCCTCTCCTAAAATTTCAATGATGATTTCTTTAATTAGGGCTTATTATAGCTAATTATATTACATTATGCAATACCATAACAAAGTGTTATATGTATGGTTTCTATTAATATGGAACTTATTGTTTATTCTATATTAATTTTTCTAAAGCAATAATAATCTTTTGAGCTTCATTGACTGTGAAGTCATCTAGTCTTAAAGCTTTGTGTTTTGCTATTTTACAAGCAAATTGAAGCAAAGCTTTATCGCTTTTATCTCTAGCCTTTTCTTGCCAAATAACTCCTATTTTCTCTTTTTGTGCAAGTGTTATTTTATAAACTTCTTCTGTATCTCTTTTAAGCATAGGGATATCACTTACATTTCTATTGCAAAAATCTAAAAGTAGTTTTAGTTCATCTATGCTTAATTTTGTTGTACTATCAACTCCAAAGCGACTTTTTATAAACTCTTTTCTCATATCATCATCCAAAAATACATTATGTTTAACTATCTGTATTTTTTGAATAAGACTTTTTTTATAGGTTTGTTGTGCTTGTGTCATTTTTTTTGTAATACCTTTCTAATAAACTCACAAGCTTCAAATATTACTTTAGGTTCTGTATTATTAGAAAATCTGCTAATTAGTGCATAATTGCTATACACATCACAATAAGCCATTCCTTTTTTATTATAAGAAGTCTCTAAAATAAATTCTTCATTAATAGCCCATTCTTTACATTTGTGAGCTAGTTCGTAAATATTAATACATTCATCTTCCCAGTGGTGTACCATTGTGCATTCTGCTTTTTTAAACCAAACATTATTACCGCAAATATCTACCTTATCAACTTGTTTATCTACTAAAATTACTTTTAATAACTCTTTACTTATCATTTTTTTCCTTTTGTTTAATTTTGTATATTTTAAAAAACTTTACAAATATACATTACTTGCATTTTTTACATTACCTTACTTTACATTACTTTTATATATGCTATAAGCCCTATGAAATCGGAGTTTAAAAGAAAGTATTGTAAGTATTGTAAGAAATGTAAGGTTTTATTTTAGAGAGTATTTTTTAGGTTTACCTTTTCCTCCACCCTCATACATCCAGTATCTATTATTAAACTCTTCCAGCATATATAAAGAAGGTCTATCATATTCACCTTTCCCTATTGCTTCTAGCAATTTTCCTTGACTTAACTGTTTCTCTTTTGTAAGTATCACTCTAACACTTTTTATAAACTCTCTCTTGTGATAAGGTATTTCTAACTCTTCATAATCCATAGTTTCAAGTTCCCAACTATATTTTTTAACTCTAAAAGCTACATTCTTAACACTTCCAAATCTTGCACTCTCACTTTTTAAAAGCATATTATCTTCATCATCACTTATAACTTCACTATTTAAAGCAAATACATTATCACTTGCACTTCTAAAAACTGTACTACCTTTATAATCTCCATTTTTTTTATTTGTATGATGTAGTAGAAATATTGTAGCTCCTACATTTCTAAGTATCTTGATTTTATTCATAAAGCTTTTAGCACTATTATCATCTGTTTCGTTGCAAAAATCTGTAACACTATCAAAAAACAAAACTATATTTTTATATGCTTCAGGATTTTCTATACAATCTTTTACCATTTCGTTTAGTGCATCTTTACCTTCCATGCAAAGCTCATCAGGGTAAATAGTCAAATCTTCCATAACAGTTATCGCTAGATATAAAATCTTCAATTTGCTTATCTTTTAAACTAACAATAGGATTATCAAAATCCAAATAAAAAGCACTTAATCTAGTTTTATCTATTATATTTTTCGCAATAGCTAAAGCTAGACAACTTTTACCATTTTTAGGAGGTGCATATACTAAAGTAATAGCTCCTTTTACTAAAAAATCTTCTATTATATAATCTACTTTTAGATTAAAATGTTTCTCTTTTTTTAATCCACGACCCTTAAATATCATTTTTATAAACTCCCACTTTCTTTAGTTCTGCTTGTAACCAAGCTTCTAATTTTTCTCTATTTGTATCACTTATATTTTCCATAAGAATTTGCCAATCATTTTTAACTTCCATATCCTCTCTAGCTTTTAATTTATTACTTAAGAGCTCTCTTCCATACCTAAACTCCCAAAATAAGACTTTAACAAGCCATTTTAGAAGTTCATCCTCTTTTGTATCTTTTGTAATAGATTTAAAATAGTTCATAAACTCATCAACTTTATCATAGGTACAAATATGTATTTGCATTTTCTTATAAGCTTCATCTAGCTTTGTATTGCCTGTATTAACTGTTAGTATTTGCATTTTTTCTCCTTTAAAAATAATAGCTACCATTCAAAATATCTATCAAGTCATTTTTTATTCTTTCATCGATTTTATAAATATTGCAATAGCTACTATTTGTTATGGCTATATGCATTTGTTTTTGACAAAACAAAGTTTCTTTTATTAAGTCCATTTTTGCAAACTTACACATCTCACATCTTTTTATGTATTTTATTTGTGTACCCTTTGGGGTTTTGACAATATCAATTTTGCTAAAATCTTTCATTTTTTCTCCTATTTAATAATCTCAATAGAACACTCTAATAGAGTGCTCTATGAAAAAACTTTTTAAGATTTTTTATCTCTCGTCAAGTTGGGGGGTATCATTATCTACTATAAATTCTCTACCAGTTTTTTTATATTTTATAGGCTGTAACTCACTCTCTTTTAGCCATATTTCTACCTCTTCAAGAGTCATAAGCCTACTTAATATATGCCAATGCTGTTCGTTAACAACTTTATACATCCACTCATAAACTTTTCTTTTGCCTTTCATCTTTTGTTCTTCAGCTTTCTCTCTAGCTTCTTTCTCTTCAAAATAGTAAGCTTCTTGTATGTTCATCTTCTACTCCTATTATTAAAAAATCTTCTTAACACATAGCCTCGTGTATAACTAAGGCAAAACATAACACCTACAATAATAAAGCTTTGCAAATTTGGGTCAAACTCTTTAACCATAGGAACTAATAGTCTAATTGCTATTAGTCCTATTAGAACTCCTAAAATATTATTTAGGAGTACTTCTTTGTGTGTATCTTTTTTAGATTGCATAAAGTTCTCTATGCAATCATAAAATTGTTATTTTGGAAAAGCTCATTTGTTACATATCTAGCTCTATAGATCCACCCTCTTAAATTATGTGCCAAGTGAGGTTTATTTTTAACTATTTGTTCATAGTAAGCAATTTCTACATCATCAAACTTTTTATCAAATAGATGTTCATCATAGCTATTCAAAGCCTTTAATGTTTGAGTTCCTATTATTCCATCTACTGTAACTCCTATAAGTTTTTGAGCTTCTTTAATAGCTATTTTCCAGTTTACATTTACACCAAATATAAATATTTCATTTGCCACATGCTGACTTTCTATTTCATCTAGTCGCATTTTGTCCCAAAATTCTCTTTTATAAAAAATATTAACTTGCTTTAAAAGTTCACTATTTTTCATTAAAATTGGTCCAGCTTTTTTAATATCAGATTCACTCTTGAGAACTTGATTTATAGTATTCCAAATACTCAAAGTTGGATGAGCTGATTGATAAATTCCAAAAAAGGTAAGTCCTAACTCACCTTTATTTTTGTGTAAAACCTTTGTATTATCATTACTATGCTCTAGCCATGCTAATATCTTTATAGCTTCATTAATCTTTGCCATTTTCTAGCTCTTTTGCTGGTATTTCAAGACCTGCGATATCCAAAACAATATGCTCTAAGCTTCCATCTACTTCATCATTTTTTCTATGTTTAAATCTAATATATGATTTAGTTCCTGCAATCTCTGTTGCATCATCTATCATACTCATAGCTTCTTTCCATAGTTCATGTTGAATTGGATATGATTTTAAGCTTAAGATTTGTTTTGCATCAACCTTTCCATTTTTCACATCAAATACTCTTGTGATTAATGTTTGAATTTCAGCATCAGCTCCATTTGTTTTTAAAGTCAAATACTCATCTATCTTTTCTTTAGCAAGTGCTAGTTTTTGATCAAAAGAGATAAGTTTAGATATTTGTATCTCAACTGTTTTTGTACCATCAAAATTTTTAAGCGTTACAGCTCCACTTTTACTTGTAATTCTTTCCATATCATATTTTTGTCTAAGTAGATCAACAAAACCATAACACTCTTCAAAAGCCTTTATTTTAAAGTCCATCATTTGTTTTTGTAAAGATAAAGCATCTTTTACAATATTTTCAACTGTTTCATCTTCAAGCTGCTTGTCAGGTGTAATCATATCAGGGTGAATAAAATCACCTTCTTTATTTCGCCACATACCTTTTTCATTTATTGTTGGCATGAAATCTCCTTTTAAATTTATTTTTTGAGCACTCAAAAAAGCTATCTTTAAATCAAGACGGGTCCCATTAAAAGCCTTTTTAATGGGTGTCAAATAGCTCTATAAATGTTCTTCAGTATCATCTCCACCAAGAGGCTTACCCTTTGTGCTATTTTCATTTGCATTCATTCTGTGCATTTTTATATCAAGTCCAGTAAAAGCAACTCCTATTCCACATAATAAACCTAATTTTATTGCTAAGCTTCTAGCTTCATCTTGACTTAGTTGTACTCCTACTCCACCTTTTCCAATTAAAAACCTATATCTCCCATCTTCTATTGAAAACTTTTTAACTATTACTTCAACTTTACTCATATCCCCTCCTTAAAAGGTATTTTTTCTTTACTCTTTTTTTCTCTATTTCTAAATATAGAACAAACCATATAACCACTTGCAAAACCCACAGCATAAGCTAAAATTAAATTTTCCATTACAAATTCGCCCTTACTTTTTTATATAATAAATGTGGATTAGGATATTTATTATTTACAAGTAGACTCATAGTAGATCTATCAACTCCTATTTTTCTTGCAACTTCATTTTGTCCTAATCCATTTTTCAAAGCATTTAGTAGTAACTTTCTAGCTCCTATATCTGTTTTTACTCCTGTTGTTGTGCAATAAACCTCATTAGATGTTATTATAGGAGCGATAAGTATGTTATCTTTTGCTAAAAATACAAAAGTAGCTTCCATTAAAACTTGCCTTTGTTTTTTATCATCTCTTTTTTTTCTTTGCACATATCCCGCCGTCTCTAAGGCGTAAATAATGTATCTTATTGTGTACTCTTTTACATCCAAGATGCACATTAGATCTTTTATTTTAAAAATCTTATTTCGTCGCATATAGTCCCAAACTCTTTGCTTAACACTTCTTTTCCCTGCAAAAATTACCTTTGCTATTCGTTTTCTAGGCTTATATTTTTTATGCTCCATTATTCAACTCCTAAATCCTTATAGATTTTTAGATTTACACTTTCAATATCTTTTAATAAACAAAGCTCCTCTAAAGCTTCAACCTTTCTTTTTATTTGTCTTAAATTTCCATATTTTTTATCGAAATGTAATATCAAATCATCTTCTATTTTTACCTCTGCTAAATCACAAAATGCTTTTGTATCTTCTAAAGTCATTTTTTCTAGTTTATGCAATCTAAGTCGGCTATAATAATGTCCATATTTAGCCCATTTAATCGCACTAGATTCCATTCCTATAAAGATAATCACACAACTCGTTTGGTCCGTTAAATCCCTAAACACTTCAAGCAGTTCATGTTTAGATGAAGTCAATAATTTATCGACTTCATCAACTATCATAATCCTATCTTCAATCCTTAATCTCTCTTTTATCTGCTCACTTGTATCAGTTACCTTTCCACTATCCACACCAAGTTCAACACCAATTTTTTTAATCAAAAAGCTTTTTGTCCAAACCTCTTCAGCTCGTAAGAAAATTATATTTTTAGGTTCATTTGATGCTATTTTTTCTATAGTCCAAGTTTTACCTATTCCAAAACTTCCATAAAGTAGTGCCATTCTTGCACTGTTAAACTCTTCTATCTCTTCATTTTTTAAAGCATCTAATACCTCTCTTACTTTTTTATAGTTAGTTGTTTCTATAAATCCACTTTTCATTATGCCAATCTCCTTTTTTCATATTTTTCAAAAGCCCTTTCATAACTATCAGGCTTCAACTCTTTAAGCTTTTTATCTTTATCACTCCACTCTTTGTTCTCTAAACACCATAAAAATCTATCCTCATAAGTTTCAAATTCAGGTCTTCCACCCTCTAAAACTTTTTTAGGTAGTCCATCTTCATCTTTGTTTTTAAAGTCAAAGTGTTTGCTTTGTTCTAGTTCTTGAATATCTTGTTTTTGTAGTTTATGCGACTCATTAAGTAGCATAGTTGTAACTGCAGTTCTTTTTGTTGTAGCAATAGTAGAACTTATCTCATATTGTTCTTTTGCTTTTATTACATCTATCAAGGTTGGGTCATCAGCTTCCTCTGCCATTTTTATAGTTTTATTAAACTGTTGTACAACTTTGCTTTGTTGTTTTCTAGCTTTAACTGCTGCTTCTCTACTAATTCCGTAATACTCCAAATCTATAGCTTTGCAAATCAATTGCATAGTTTCAAAATCATAAACTATCACTTCACCCAAGTTATCATTTGTCATCACTTTTACGGTTTTACCCATATAGTTAAACAACTCATCATGCCAATAGGTGCAGTTATCCATTCGGATACCTTTTTTACCAACTTTAGCTTTGTAACTTTTACCAAGAAGTAAATCAAGCATTCGCTCATCACCTATACTTTTTACAGGTGCTGTATAACTATTCCAAGCTTTCATGGGAGCTTTTCCTAAAGTTTTATGCTCTTTTTGTTCATAAATTCGCTCAGTCCATAGATCAATTACTTCTTGTAACTGCTCTTTGCTCAAAGCTATATTTATATCTATACCAACATTCTCTTTTTTTATCTTCCAAAGTTCCCTAAAAGCCTCTTCCTCTTCTTTGCTTTTTATCTCCTCTTTTGCTTTTTTTATAGCCATTATCCTATGTGCAAAAGACTCTCTAGCTTGTATCTCACTCTTCATACTTACATTGTGTCCAATAAATGCAGGGATATATCTAAACAATGCCCTTGCAAGTGTCCCAAACATTCTTTCAATATGGGGCTTTTTATCTCCACTAAATGGAGGTGTTGTATGCACCATAATTTCAAGATTTGCACATACTGAAGCAAAATGATTTGATACAAACTCTTTACCATTATCTATTACGATATTTTCAGGTATTCCAAACTTCAAAATCCCAGCTCTAAGCAATCTTGTAACAGCAAACACACTATTAGACTCTTCAACTTTAAATATAGGTCTTCTTGTCGCTATATCTATAAGTCCAAGTATCGTATATCTTTTACCATCACTACATATTACATCTGCAGGTGTTGCATCAAACTCCCAAAAGTGGTTTCTATAAAGTGCCTTTTCGCTCTCATTTCCTAAAGCTATAAGAAAATAGTTTTTCCATTTATCAGGACTTTTAGAAAACATAAAAAGTTGGGGATTTGCTTTTTTCCATCTTTTATAAAAGTTGTTTAAAGCATCATAAGATGGCATTAAACTACCAAAACGACTACTCATAAGTAAATGTATAGTGCTAATAATTGGATGTGATTGCTTTATAAAGTATCTCTCTGCCATTTGTTGCATTTCAACTGTTAGTGCAGTTGTATTTTTCTCTTTACCTCTTGCGTCTATAAAAGCTTCTACTAGATTTTCACCCTTTGCTTTAGCCTCTTTATATCTTCTTAGCCAGTCGTTTAACTGCTTTATAGATATATCTCCTAAAATATCAAACTCTAAACTATTATTCAAAGTTGTCTCTATAAATTTACTTTGAGATATAGTTAAATCTTTTTTTAGATAAAACTCTATAAACTTAAGCTTTTTTAGGGCTTTTTCTTGTTTTTCAGCACTAGCTAAAAGATATTTTTTTGTAAAAGCTTTTGTTTTAGAAATGTTAGTAGATTTACTTATCTCCTCTTTTACAACCCCAAACTCTTTTAACTTTTCTTTATATCTATCAGGCAAATCATCATATTTATAGTGTTTTACAGGCTTAAAACTTCCTGCAACTTCTTTAAATTCGTAGGGAATGTCCTTTAGGGCTTTAGAGATTGCCATTTTTGTTAGATCTAATTTTTCCATTAAATCTTTAGCTGTAAACTCCATATCACACCTCTTTAGCTTTAGCTTTTAACTCCCAAGGCAACTCTCCACTCCAAACACCATCTTTTTTGAGTTGTACTATTATCTTTCCTGTTGTAGAATTTTCATCTTTTACATTTTTTCCAGTTACTCTTTTTGTCATAAGCTTAGAGAATGTTGTTTTATCTAAATCATATTTTTTTATATATTTTCCATCATCAAAAAGTAAACCATCAAATCTAGCTCTTAAAACTGTTACAACTCTTTCCGATCCATTTGGATCTCTTATCTTTACCATTGCAAAATTTTTATCACACAATAATCACCTCCTAAATTAAATTGAGAAATACTCACTTTAAATATTTATCTTAAGTCAATATTCACGGTTAAGCCCTTATTTGATACTATTTTGTTGAGTGCTCAATACCAAAATAAGGACTTAAATATAAATATTAAGGATTATCCGTGAATAAACACGAAAAATTAGAAGTTGAAAGCTATGAACATAATTTAAAGCTTCACTATGAAGCAAAAAGAAAAGAATTAGATATATTGTTAGCAAACTCTTTGCCAAATCAACTATCAAATATAAAAACTATATTATGGATAAATTTTTTATTAATAGGTTTAATGCTCCAATTTATAAAAAAATTCCCTCTACCAGATACTATTATTGGATTTTTATTGCTTTCATCTTTAGCGATTTTTATTGCTTTAATAGCTATGTTAAGCAATAGAACCAAATCTTATGGTGTAAATGATGATTTAGAAATGATGAGTAAACATGAAACTAATATATGGACAAAATCTCAAGCATTGATAGATATGCTTCATGCACTACAAGAATCTATAATAGATAACAGAAAAGTTTTAGCAAATCGTGGCAAACTAATGCATATAAGCACTTGGTTTACTCTATTTTCTATATTATTTATTATCATTTCATTTATACTTAAGCACCTAAATTTATGAAAGGAGGTAACTATGTCATCAGAAAAAAGTATTAAACCAACTCAACCATCTACAAGACCAACTGTTGGAAAAGTTTATGAAAATAGTAAAAATATTCCAAGACCTACACCAAGTAAACCAACACAACAAACACCAACAAAAAAAGGTAAATAGTTCACAGCTATTTGCCTTTTGGCATCATTCATCAAATAACCAAATAGTAGTAAAAATAATCCACCAAAATATAAACCATTCATCAAACATAATTAACCCTTCATATCTAAAGTTAAACCCACCAAAATGGGCTTAACAATAAATACACTTACTCCAAGCACTACACCACAGTCCTACCTTATGCTTGTTAGAATTTTTAGCCCATCATCGTTTGCGTGGTTATGGGTTAGGTTGTTAAATAACTTTATGTTCAAAAAAACATAGTTAAGGGGATATTGGTAAATCCTTTTTTGATATAATCAATCGCCAAAAAAACTATAAAAAAGGACTTACCAATGACAAAAGAACAAATAGCAATAGAACTAGCAAAAATAGTTATTCAAGCTCAATTGAAACATATTCCAGCTAAGCTATTTTCACAAGAATCAGTAAAGATTTATAAAGAAATATTGGCTCTTTTAGATAAGTAGAAAGATTAACTATCTTTCTACTCTGCTAACTTCAAAAGAGAAATTAGCAGCTACAATCCTAAGTATTTTTAAAATATCTTCACTACATACATCACTTGAATACAGTTCCAGTCTTTTAGCTATCTCCATAGCAATAGCAAAATCAGCTTCTACTCTTTTTATCGCTTCATTTTTACTCACGACAAATCCTTTACTTAAAAATTTATCCCCTTAACAATATTTTTTAAAAGAACTCAAGACAAAACCTAAACTCTAGTTTTTATCTCTTTTTGTTATAATGTTCTTTATATGTTGAACATTTATATTTGGAAGTATAGTGAAAAATATTTCACTTGTTAAGAATAAAGTGAATTTTTTTGCAACATTTTTTATAAAAAGAGGATTGATGATAGGAAACAGAATAAAAGAAGCCCGTAATTACAGGAAGATTAGTCAAGAGTTATTAGCTGACAAAATAGGTATTTCAAAAAGAACTTTAATAAATTATGAGCAAAATGATAAAGAACCAACAGCAACAACTATTATAAATATTGCAATAAATTGCAACATTAATGAATGGTGGCTATTAACTGGAAAAGGAAATATGCTATTAAACGAAGATGAAAAACCACAAAATGAAACTAATTCAAATCTAGTAAATATATCTTATTTCAAAGATACTTATGCAGCAGCTGGAGCAGGTGCTATAAATTATAATAATGCTCCTATGGTTATGGCTTTTGATAAAGATTTTTTAAAAGTTCAATTAGGAATAACTGTTTTTAAACATCTGCATATTATACATGCAATAGGAAATAGTATGTATCCTACTATCCAAACAGGAGAGATGCTTTTTATTAATCCCTTTGAAAATGAAGACTTTAAAATAAGAGATAAAGATATATATGTTATCAATACTCCAAATGGAGTTCTTGTAAAAAGAATAAAAATTCACCCAATAAAACCTATTTATATATTAGTATCAGATAATCCACAAGATGAAGATATTATACTAGAGGGTGATGACTTTAAAGCTTGTACTATAATAGGTAGAGTTATAGGACACTTTAATAAATTATAAATAACAAGGAGTAAAAATGAAAAAAATGTAGATATTGTAGGCTTTACACAAAAGCAAAGATTAGAAGAGTTAGAAAGAGTAAAAGTAAAATACACAAAAAAGGGTTATACTTTTGTTGATTACACAGACAATGGTGTTACAAAATCATTTGCAACTTTTGAGATAGATGAAGCAAATATAAAACAAGGTAGCGGACTATTCACAAAAATATTTATAGTCCTATTTGTTGTAATAGTTGGCTGGAATATATTCTCACCAAGTGAACCACTTGAAAATAAAACTTTACAATCTGCTAGACACTTATCATTAGATGAACTAAAAGAATATTCTAATTCTTATGCAAAATCCAAAGAAATAAATTCAGAATATTACAATAAATTTTATACTTGTATCAGTGATCACTTATGGAATAAGGATACAGATTTACTGTTAGGGAAAATTTCTGAAATGTGTTATACCGATACAAAAAGAGAAGACTATAATAGTATCAATTATATTGATAGAGCTTCTTTTGAATTATATTTTAGTAAATTTGATGGAAGTTATACTCCTTTTATTGAATATATAAAATCAGAGATGAAAAATCCTGCTTCTTTTGAACATGTAAAAACATTGATTAGTTATAGAGCAAATACCGAAAATCCTCATATGTTTATTAGATGTATATATAGAGGTACAAATTCTTTTGGTGGAATTGTTGAACAAGTAATATCAGCAAAAGTAGATGAAAAAACAAAAAATATATATGATGTAACTTACGAATAATTAAAAAATATTTGCTTTTAAAATGTTAGTAACCTTACTAACTTTTTATTAGCAAATTTTAAAAACTTTAAAAAATAAGTTTACTTACTCAAAGTTTACTTGGTTTACTTGCTAGGTTTACTTACTATACTTTTACAACACTTTTCTATTTTTATAGCTACTAAAAAATATCAAAAATAGCTGCTATATTTTCTGTAACATTTTCTAGCCTATATAAGCCATCAAATCGCTTCAAACAAACATTTTAATAAGTTAGATTTTCTATTGTTTTTAGGGGTATTTGGAGAGTTTGGGAAGATAAGACTATATTTTAGCCCACTCACTTTTTTACAATAGCTCTTAAAATTCATTCCAAAGCCCGATTTTATCGAAGCTAAAATAAAAAAAGCCTTTTAAAATTATACTTACTTTTCTATTACTCCCCCACAGTCTCTCTATTTTCATAATATTACTACATTCATAGACTGGCTCTTGAACACCATTTACCTTTTTTAACAGTGATAAGTTTAGCTTTATCTAAACTTATCAAAATACAAGATATCAAACTGAATGAGGTTTGTTCCTAGTGTAGATACTATTGTATATTTTTTAGATTTATTAAAAATAAATTCTAATAAATCTTTATCCTTGTTCTTTCCATTTAGATATACACTAGAACCGTATTTACCACATTCAAATCTTAGATTATCATTGCTATCATTGGTCAGGTTATATATACTATGCCCTTGAACCCAACTAGATTCCCAAATATCAGCTTTAATAAAACTTATAACTAAAGCTAAAATAATTAACATTTTTTTCATCTATTCTCCTACTTTATTTAGATTAGAAGAATTTTAGTATCTAGTTATGACAGGTTGTGTCGGAGTATTATTTATTTAAGTATTAAATATACTTTAAATTTTTTATTATAAAAATTAGATGAGAATATCAATAGAAATAAAAAATACAAAAAAAGAAGCCTTTTATTTTTCTCAATATTCAATCTTACATTGCTTTAAACTCTCTTTTCTAATCTGCCAATCACTCATATATTTATCCATCAAAGATCTAAAATATTCATTATGATGCCGTTCTAGTAAATGTAATATTTCATGTAATACAATATATTCTATACACTCTATAGGTACTTTTGCAAGTTCAAGATTAAAAATTAATTGCTTATTTTTAATATTACAACTCCCCCACATTGTTTTCATCTTTTGAATTTTCCATAAATTAATCTTAACACCTACTATTTGTTCCCATTTAAAAATAAGCTTTTCAAGTTCTAATGTTAAATTTTCTCTATAGAATTTTTCAAGTACTTTAAGCCTATTTTTTATTGTTGTATTTTTTTTTACATAAAGTTGTAACTTAGAATGTTTCTTAATTATTTGGTATTTTGAGCTTTCATATCTTATCTCTAATAAATATCTTTTTCCAAAAAGATAATGACTTTCTCCAGATATCATTTCTCTTTTACTTTGTCTTGCTTGATTTAAAAAACTTTGTTGTTGTTTTTTGATCCATGATAGTCTTGATATTACAGCAAGTCTTACAGCTTCATCATTGAGTCTTAATGGAGTAGCTATCCTTATTGTTCCATTAGGAGGATAAACCCCAATATGAAGATTTTTTATATCTTTTCTTTCAATAGATATTTCTAAGTCACTAACAATAATACTACTAAAACTATTTATACTCATCTTGCTCTTTTATAATATTCATAATCTTGTCTATGTGTTCTTCATCATCAATTATAAGTGACATTGATTTTCGGACTTTCTTTTCTTTAATCTTATTACCAATCCAGTTATCAGTTATACTTATTTCCAAAGCTATATTCAATCTAAGAACTAAATCTTCATTTTGATTTAAATTATCATACAAAGCTCTTTTCCCACTTGTATTAATATCTTTTGGATAATTTTCAGAAGTATGATTTCTTTTTGGCTTTGATTTTTTTGCTAAATCTTTTATTTTTTCTAAATATTTTTTATACTCAATTGCATTTTCTTTTCTCTCTTTTATAATGGCATCAAGAAGTTCAGACATTTTTTCATAATATTTTGGATTTGTAGGTGATTCATCAGTAATAAGCTTTCTAACATTATTTTCTATACTTTCAGCCATTGATTCTTTTGTTTGTTTCATACTTTTTGGTATTTTTTCCTCAAAATCATCACTACTATTATTTACAAGTAGTTCAATAATTCCTATATCTTCAAATTTCTCTAAAAATTCACTATCATCAGCTTTGATATAAGTATCAATAAGTCTTCTCATATCAGCTTCATATTTTTTCAAATCAATATAATCACCACTTGAATTTTTGATTAAATCTCTAATTTCTGTATAATAAATCACTTCTTTTTTTATAGTTTCAAACTCACTTTGAGAATATCCAGCTTCACTAAATTCATTTGCTAAATTTGCATAAGCTCTAATTAGACTAACCGTTAATTTATAAAGTGCTATTCTTTTTTGTTCATTCTCTTTTAAAGCTTCTTTATCATTTGTATCTCCACAAAAATAGTGTTGATAGTCTATATTGTTTTTTGGTTCATTTACAGCTTCACAAAGTGCTTTTATACTCTCTCTTGCTTCTTCTAATCTCTCTTTAGATTTTGTAAGTCTATTTGTAAGTAGTCCTTGAATATCCTCTTTTTCATAGCCATCTAATGCGCCACTTGTATAATCCTCAACCGCACCCTCTAACTTATGAAATAAATCTTTATAATCAATAATATATCCATACTCTTTATCTTCACCATCAAGTCTATTAACTCTACAAATTGCTTGAAATAGTCCATGGTCTTTTAGTTGCTTATCTATATAAAGATATGTGGCACTGGGAGCATCAAATCCAGTTAAAAGTTTATCAACAACTATGAGTAATCTCATTTGCCCAGGTTCTTTAATAAATTTATCTTTTACTTGTTTTTCAAATTCATCGACTTTTTTAGATGCTTCATTTTCATCTATCTCAAAATAGTTAGCTAACATTTTACGATATATTTCATATTTTCTTATGGTTTCAGTTTTACCATCACCACTTTCTTCACCTTTTATATCGGCTTCTGATGGAACATAACTTGTAACAATGGCTATTTTACCTTTTAAATCTGATTGTTCAAACAACTCATAAAACTGACAAGCACTATAAATACTATCAGATACAAGCATAGCATTTCCTCTGCCATCAATAAGTCTAGGTTTTCGTTCCATATCTAATAATATATCTTGAACAATCAAGTCAAGTCTTTGTTTTGAAGAGAGAACTTTTTGCATAGTTCCCCACTTCTGTTTTAATTGTGCTTTTGCAACATCTGTTAAATCTTTAGTTTTTAAATCAAACCATTCATCTATTTTCTTTTGATTTCCTATGTATTGGTCAATATCTCTTGCTTCATATTGTAAATCTAGCACTACTCCATCTTTTACTGCTTCATCAAATTTATAAGTATGAATATATCCACCAAATACCTCAATACTCTTTTGTTTATCATCTTTTAAAAGTGGTGTTCCTGTAAAACCTATAAACATGGCATTTGGTAAGATTTTTTTCATAGCTTTATGTAGCTCACCTGATTGTGTTCTATGGCACTCATCTACAAATACAAAAAGCTCACCTTTAGCACTAAAATCTTTTGGAAGAATACTTTGAAGCTCTTTTATATACTCATCTGTTGCTTCATTTGATTTTTTTTCATCAGTTCCAAATTTATGAACAAGTGAACACATCAACCACTCTTTTGAGTCATTTAAAACACCTATTAAATCTCTACCATTTTTTGTTCTATAAATTTGTTCTTCTACTCCTGTAAATACTTTTTCTATTTGCTGGTCTAGTTCTGTTCTATCTGTTATAATTAAAACTCTTGATTTTTGTACATTTTCCCTAATCCACTTAGCTAACCAAACCATAGTTAGTGATTTACCACTCCCTTGTGTGTGCCAAATAATTCCACCCTCTCGTCTTGATATATATTCTTGTGCTTTTTTTACTCCAAAGTATTGGTTTTGTCTGCAAGTTTTTTTAGTTCCACTATCATATACTATAAAATTATGAATTATTTCTAAAAATCTTTCTTTATTTAACACTCTTATAATATCACAATCTAATACTCCATTTATAACTTCATCATCACAAGCACACTCTAAAGCACTTAAATATTTTTTATCTTTAGTATCTATTTTTGAGTTATATTCTGGATTTTCCTCTTTCCAACTAAGATAATATTTTTCAGTAGTTTCAATAGTTCCATATCTTAAACCTTGTGAGTCATTACCAGCCATTACAAGTTGTATAGTTGCAAAAAAATCTCTAATAAAAGTAGCTTTTTGATTATCAAGATTTTGTCTAATACCTTCGGTTACGCTTACTTTTGAGCGTTTTAATTCAAGCACTCCTAAAGCAATACCATTTACATAAAGTACAATATCAGGTCTTTTTGTATTTTGTCCTTTGATTGTTACTTCTTCTGAAATAGCAAACTCATTCTTATATATTTCTTTCCAATCTATTAACCATACTGTTTTATTTTTATTATTTGGATTTTCTTTATCTTTTACACCATATCTTAAAAGTGTGTAGAACTCTTTATTTGCTTCATATAGTTTTCTTCCTCCACCCAAAGCAATAGATTGTTCTATTTGTCGCTCAATTTTTGTATATAAAGCTTCACTAACTCCACGATTTAAAAGCCATTTTTTTAGTATCTCTTTTTCTATATTTTGATTATTTTCTCTGTCTTGAAAATCTCCAAGATATGTATATCCAAGTTTTTTAGAGATAAGTTTTACTATACGATTTTGTGTTGTTCGTTCATTTTGTCCTACATCACTCATTTTATAATCCTAAATATTTCATTAATAGTTTTTATACTTTCTTGAATGTTGCTATCACTAAAGATTTCTCTTTTTAATTTATCCTTCCATTCAACATCAGATTTTATAATAGTTTTAATATTTTCTAAAGTTATTTCTTGTTTAGTCTCTATTAAATTTTGTATTGACATATCTACAGTTGCTAATAATTCAAGTTTATCATTTGTATCATATCTAAATTG